TAGCAAGGTTCCATACCCACTCCCTAAAATTGCCAAGTAACTAAACAAACGGCCCTGCAGAAATGTGGGGCCTTAAGGAGACGAAAATGGGTAAGTTATATATTGTATGTTCACCTTCAGGTGATGCCATTGTAGAGTTGACAATGCCTAACCCTTTGTGTAGATTTCTAGAAATTATAGAAATATACGAAGGCAATGTTGATATACTACGCAGACGTTACGACACTAGCGAACTGGTTAATCTACTAGTAGCCTTCAACAAAGAAAAGAATGAAAGGTAGCGCAATGGAAGAGTATCAAGTAACTGTTTCAGTAAATGGCGAGTTTCTATTTCGTACGGAGTGGTCTCTTGACAAGGAGCGCACTGATAAGATCATTAACCTGTTTGCTACTAGGCTGGGAATCAATGTGGTTGTCAGGTGTATGACCCGACCTGCAGCGGTTGTAGAGACCGAATATCGGATGGTATAATGAAGCGAGTAGTGTTCGACATAGAAACAGACGGGTTCCTTGCAGATGTTACTCAGATGTGGATGCTATGTACACTTGAGCTTGAGACCGGTGAGGAAAGAACCTTTCTACAGGGTGACTTATCATGGATGCAATATCTTGATTCCGCTGATAGGCTAATTGGTCATAACATTATTAACTATGACCTTAATGTTCTTAAAAAACTGTTTGGTTGGGTAACTAAGGAGCATCATGATATCCATGATACCTTACTATTCTCCCAGATGCTTAACTTTAGACGCTTCGGATTTGGAGGTCATTCGCTGAGGAAGTGGGGTGAAGCCTTTGGTGACCATAAAGGTGATCATGAGGATTGGTCCCAATACAGTGATGAGATGCTTGAATACTGTATTCAAGACGTAAGATTGACCAAAAGAGTCTACGGCTATCTTATGAAGGAGCTTATCCGAGAATCTTCAAAGCATCCCCTGCTGTTAATATCCATCAGAAACGAGACTGCAGCTGCTAGATTTATGGCTGAGGCAGAGCTACGTGGTTGGAGGTTTGATCGAGTCAAGGCAATAGAGTTGCTGTGGCAGATGCAAGAAGAGATTGACGCTGCTACGCTCAAGATCGAACCCTTACTGGGCATGAAGTCTGTTATTACCGATAGACTAGTGCCATCTACCATTCTAGCAAAACTAAGCGATCCAGGACTAACACCTCGCGATGAAGCTAAAATTCTCAACTCTATTGTTGGTATAGAGCCTGAGGATTTTAACAAGGAAGTCTTAGGTGCTACTAAGCTGCCTAGGTGGACGAAGGATGGTTACTACCACGCAACACTAGCAGCATACTTTGGTGTTACAGTGGAATCAGGCCAGAATTTTGATTGTATTGTTGAAGGGCCATTCTGTCGTGTTTCATTCGAGCACCGCAAGCTTAGTAGCGGCGATGATGTGAAGCATTGGCTACGTAGTGTTGGTTGGATACCAGATGACTTTAACTACAAGAAGAACCCTGAAACACATAAGATGGAAATTGTATCTGACAAGATCAGCGAGTCTTCCTTACTACTACTAGGTGAGCTGGGTGAGATGTACAATGACTTTCTTACTACCAACTCTCGGGCTAATATCCTTAGAGGTTGGATTGAAAGCTGCGACGAGGATTGGCGGATACATGGTGGTGCCATGTGCTTCGGAACACCGACAGGGCGCATGACTCACAAGCTAGTGGCAAACGTGCCCTCAGTAGGTAACCCATGGGGTGCTGATGTTCGAAGCTTGTTCATGGCAGATCCTGGTATGGTTATCATTGGTTGTGATAGCGCAGGTAATCAGATGCGTGGGTTCTGTCATCACCTCAACAATCCCGAGTATACTGAGCTTGTACTTACAGGAGACGTTCATCAAGCTAACGCTGATACTCTTACAGCTGCTATGAGGGATCTTGGCTTTGATATTATCGTAACCAGAAAGCAGGCTAAGACATTTATCTATGCATTCCTATTCGGAGCTGGTGGTGAGAAAGTAGGGTTATATATTTATGGAAAGCGGGATGCAGGTATTGGTAATAAGATTAAGGCTAAGTTCATGGAGAAGACACCAGGACTTAAAGAGCTCAATGAGAAGCTAGAGAAAGTATTTAGCTCTACCAAGCGAGACTCTGGTTATGGTTATATCTATGCACTAGATGGTGGTAAGGTTTATAGCGACTCGTTTCATAAGGTCTTGAATTACCTGCTTCAACGTTTTGAGAGCTTAACAGTTAAGTCTGCAATGTTCTACATGATGAAGAAGCTGAAAGAAGCAAATATTGAGTGGCAACCCTTAACGATTTACCATGATGAAACTCAGTTCCAGGTTAAAAATGACCCGGAGGTTATTGCCAAGGCTGAAGCGATCGCACTAGAAGCTTTTAGTGTGGCTGCCGAAGAGCTTGGTGTTATGATTACAGGAGGCGATGTTAAACATGGATTCAACTGGTGTGAAACCCACTAACCCTGAGAAGTTTGCAGTACAGGTATCCTTTGTAAAGAATAAGGATGCGCCTAAGTATGTGTACTCTAGCTCCTTTTCAGTTAGTATTGGTGACCTAGTGGTAGTCCCAGGGAATAATTCTCATAAGCTCCCCTCAGTTGCAATAGTGACAAATATTTTACCCTGGGACAAATATCAATCTAAGCCTCAGATTAAGTACTCAAATCTGATCCAAGTGGTAACAATGCCAAATGATGCAACGCCGGAGCCTGCGAATGAGTGATACATATGACTTTGAACCACCACTAGATCTTGACCCAGAGCCAGAACTTACAGCAAGTACGCCTGATTACCTAAATTTGCAGTGTAAGTATTGTCATAAAACTGGACTCCATTGGGAGAAGACTAGGTCAGGTAAGTACTATCTGGCGACAATTAAGGGTACCAAGCACACATGTAAGGAATCTTGTGGATTTAGTAAACTACCTAAGGGGAAGAAGAGTGGTTCCAAAAAGTAAGTATTGGGGTGTTGTAGAAGCTACAGCAAGGCTATCGCTAGACCCGAAGCGTAAAGTGGGTGCTATCATAGTGGCTGAGGACGGGGATATTGTATCGTCAGGTTATAATGGGCTTCCAAGGGGGATCCTAGATGACCATCGAGCTGCAGATCCGGAGCTTAAGCTAAAGTATACTGTTCACGCAGAAGTCAATGCGATCATCAACGCTGGTAGGCAGGGCAAATGTGTAAGAGGGTACTCTATTCTGGTTAACCTTTTCCCGTGTGTTGAGTGTGCTAAGGTTATTATCCAAGCAGGTATCAAGTCTGTGTACGCACCTAATACGCCTCTGCTAGAACCTAATAGCAAGTGGGCTAAAGGTGCTGAAGAGAGTATATGCTTGCTTGAAGAGGCTGGCGTACGGGTAGTGCTGATATGATTAGGTTCTGTAAGGATTGTAAGCATGCTAGTGCTAGGGCTAAGGAAGGTGGGGTAGAAGTGATGTGTAGTCAGCCTCTAGTCCCTGAGTCTTGGCGTGGAAGCTGGATCTTTAGATCTACAGTTAAGTGTATCACTGACCCTTTAAAATGCCCTTCTCCAGAACAATGGTTTGATCAGAAAGGAAATTAGATGATTTCGCAGTTTGTAAGGGGTAATAACAATATCCTTTTAAGTCACTTTGAGGATGAGCAGTTACCTGAATTTAAGAATCTAGATATCTTCGCTCTAATTGGATTCTTATTCCACCACATTCAGCAGTTAGGTGGCACTCTTACGCTGAATGGTACCGAAGTATTCGCACTTAGTATGTCTCAAACCTGTGGCTCTAGCCTAAATGGAAATGATTTTGTAGGAATCCATATCACTCCTCCTCATGTCATAGCCGTAAAGCTTAAGACCCTTCTGGTCCCTACGCCCACTCTACTAGGTCCACCGATTTGTAAAGAAGAGGTAAAAGCAAAGGCACTGATTAGAGCTCTAAAGGATATGTGTATAGAGTTTAGGGGGCATGATTTACCTTATGGTAGTAAAGCCTATGCTGAGGCAAATAGACTCATTAACCTTTATGATGATTAAAGAAAGAGAACGCTGGCAGGAGATGATGGATGCCTGCTATGATCCCTCGACCCCATCATGGCAGTTCAATGGGAGGCATGGTGTTATTGTGGATAGCGCCTGGCATACGTTTGAAGGATTTATCAAAGACGTAGGTCCAATGCCAGGATTAAACAGTATGCTAGATCGTTCACCTGGAACAGACTGTTTTACATACTACACAACTGCATGGAGGCAAGGTACCGAAAGACAACTTAGAAAGCATGGGTGTCAGCTAACCTTAAGTCAATGGGCTACCCAGCTTAATATCCCAAAGGGAACAATTACATCCAGAATTAGGAAGAATCTTCCGATAGATATGGTACTGTCTCCTACCAGATTGGCTCGTAAGAACCTTGATGGGATGAGGTTTGGAATGCTGACTGTTATTAGCCATAGGTTTAATAGGCGCTCATTAGATTTCTGGAAATGCAAGTGTGATTGTGGCAAGCATGTTACTCTAGCCTCTAGTATGCTTCACACTAATAGGGTCAGGTCTTGCGGGTGTATCCCTAGCTTGTCTGTAAAGCTATGTGATATCACTACTAAGCTGCAATACTTGAATAAGACCAGAAAGATAACTGAATGGTCTGGAGTAGTTGGTATACAAGCTTCTCTGATAGCAAAGCGGATTAGGGCTGGATGGACTGCCGGAGAAGCATTAGGGTATGATAAGAAGGTTCAACAGAAAGGAGCTAGGCGGCTATCGTATCTTACTGGTGTACCAGAGTCTACTATCAGACACAGAAAAAATATTGGGGTGTCTACACGTGAACTTGCATATACTAGCGATATGCAGAAAGGTAAGCTCTGGACTTACGATGGTCTTACTATGACGTTAGGCCAATGGGCAAGTCACCTAGGTGAGAACGAGGCTACTCTTAGATCTAGGCTTTATAATAACTGGCCTATATCTGATGTACTAAAGTATCCAAGTAGGAGACTACGATGAGCATTAACGGGTTTAAGGTAGTTATTACACCCACTCGTCTAGAACCAAAGTTAAAGCTCGGATCAGCTGCTCCAGTAAGCAATGAGTGCCGCCTGGAGTTTGACAGTTGGTTGTTAGAAATGTTTGGGGCGTATGATAGAAGCCTAATTCCTATAGGGCAATGCTACGCGATTGGTGATACTTTGGTTATGCGGGCTGAAACAGCTAAACAACTTGACAAAATTAAAAAGGAACTTAAATGAGCGTTACGGTTATTATTGATGGTGATGTGATTTGTTACGGGGCTTGTCCAAATCGTTGGGGTTCTGTTGTAGATAAGAGTGTACCCCTACCTACCTTTACACTAGATCAAGATGTAGAGTATCTAAACACCTGTCAGAGCAATTTGGATACGATTATCAAGCAGCTTCAAGAAACTACGTTTGCTGATAATGTTCGTATCGCAGTTAAAGGTGATGGTAATTTCCGTAACGATATCTTTCCTGCGTATAAGGCTAACAGGGGTAAGGTAATTCGTCCTGTTAATATGTTCGTAAGTATGCTTCGGGATTACGCAGAAGAAAAGCATAATGCTGTAAAAGCGCATGGCATGGAAGCTGACGATCTACTTCACATCTGGTATCATGAAGAACTAGCTCTAGGTAATCTTCCAGTTATTGCTAGCATCGACAAGGATCTGCTCTGCATCCCAGGTAAGCATTATCGTTTTCCTAAGGGCAATCTCTATGAGAATGGTAGTCGTTCATCTGACTTAATCATTGAGCAAGATTTGTGGAGCGCTCAGAAACATTACTACAAGCAGATCCTGATGGGTGACTCTACTGATGGTATCCCTGGGCTTCCAAAGGTTGGACCTAAGCGTGCTGATGCAATCCTTGCAGACTGTAAGAACGAAGGTGAACTTCAGTTTATGACTATCTATGCTTACAAGGAAATCATTGGTGAACGCTGGAAGGAAGAGCTTATGCTTACTGGTCAGCTGATCACAATTAAACCCTCGTATGACTTTAGCTTCTCTATTGATGGATGGAAAGGTAATGACTAGTGCCGCTCCACTTTATCTACCCAAGAATATACGAGCAGAAGAAGCAGAGCGGATAGCTAGACTACCACCTATCAAAAGAAGCTCTCTTCCGGTTAATGGGCATTGGGACTTTCCTGAACCTATGTTCGCTAAGGGTAATATCGGGTTTATTTATGCTATTAGAGATAAGACTAATGGTATGATGTATCTAGGTAAGAAACAATTTATTGGCCTTGCCAAGGGTAACAAGGGGATCGAAACTGATTGGAAAACCTATTACACCAGCCAGAAAGATATCGCTGCCAGATGTAAGGAACTGAGGCTAGCTGGATTATCTCCTACTCTTAGATTTGACTGTGTATGCTTGGAAAAGTACTCTATCAAAGGAGCATTTAGTTTTGCAGAAGTGTGGTCATTAGTAACTGCTCAGACTCCTTGTTATCCATCTCTATTCTACAACAAGCTTATTAATGGTATCTCATGGAATGTGAATGAGCTTATTACTGATAGGCATCGACAGCGTTTATACGCATTTCTTCAAGGGGAACTCTAATGAAGCTCTTGTTACAGCTGTCTTTAGCCTTATGGATAATCTTTATCATGGTTATGGGTATAGTTAGGATATATCCGTTATCCTTTGATTCCCTTGTCTCTGCAGACTTTTTATTCTTACTTGTTACCAGCTCTATATGCTACACTGTAATCTCGAGTGGAAGGAATCATGGGTAAAATAGTATCGGCAAACCAACCATGCACATCATGTGCTAGCAGTGATGCTGTATGTATTTACGAAGATGGAACATCATTCTGCTTTAGCTGTAGAAAGTGGAAGCCTAGCGCAAAGTCTGTCCTCGCTGGAGTAAAGGAGTTTAGCCCTGAACCAGAAGATGATGCTCGGTACTCTAGGAAGGAGTTAACATCTTTTGCTAATATTGAAAAGGCTGTTGCTGGGCCACTACTAAAAAGGAAGATCAGTAAGCAAGTGGTAGAATTCTTCGGTATAAAGATCAGCTATAACGAAGATAGAATTGATATGAAACATGCCTACCCATACTGTGTCGACAAATATGGGATTGCCCATGCGTATAAAATCAGGGAAGTTCTAGACAAGAAGTTTAGCTCTGTAGGTAAGATTCATGGTCTATTTGGGCAGCACCTATTCCCTGCAGGCGGTAAGCGGTTGGTGATAACAGAAGGTGAGATAGATACACTTTCGGTAGCCCAAGCTTCACTGGATCATTACAAGAAGATTTACCCTGTGGTATCATTGAGAAGTGCTACAACGGTTAAGAATGACCTCTTAGAAAATCTTACTTGGATTCGCAGCTTTGATGAGGTAGTTCTTTGCATGGATAATGATGAGGCAGGTAAAAGAGCCTTAGATGAAGCCTGCAAAATCATTGGATTGGATAGGGTCAAGATAGCATCATTTGGAGCTCTTAAGGACCCTAATGAGCTACTGGTCAAGGAAGGGTTCAAGGCTCTTATTAATAGTATTTGGGATGCTCAAAAGTTTATTCCAGCAGGTATTATGGACAAGGATAAGCTTTGGGAGGCCCTAAAGAACTATAATGAGCTTGAAAGTTTACCCTACCCTGCTTGTATGAACGGGCTAAACGAAAAATTAAAAGGCCTTCGCCTGGGTGAGATCGACCTATTCATATCTGGAACTGGTTGCTTAGCGCGTGGAACAAAGCTGTTCAAAGGGGATGGTAGCCTTGTTTCCGTCGAGGATATCCGAGTCGGTGACATTGTCAAAGGTGACTCTGGTGACAACAGAACAGTTTTGGAGTTACGTAGAGGAAAGCAGCAGTCTTACGAGATCAGACCTATTAAGGGGATACGCGGGTTTATCTGCAACTCCGACCATATCCTAACACACTCCCATAACGGGACAGTTTTTGATACATCGATTAAGGAGCTGTTAACCAAAGGGAAAACCTATTTAAGCTGTATAAATATTATTAGAAATAGAGTGCCAATGGAGTTCTCTAGCAAGGTTGAACTTCGAATACCTCCGTATCTTCTAGGAGCCTGGTTGGGAGACGGGTCTAAAAACCAAGCGAGAATAAAATGTACTGGTAGCAAGGAGGTGATTCTAGACGAGATTAGTAGACTTGGCTGGCTAGAGTGGAAATCTGATAAGGGATATTACTCTAAGTTAGTAAATAGATTTACTACCGAGGCTAAAAGCTATAATCTATGGGGGAACAAACATATTCCAGAAGACTACCAGGTAGCTACTGTATCAGAGCGATTCGAGCTATTGGCTGGGTTATTAGATACGGATGGTCACCTTAAGGCTCAATCTGGTACCTTTGAATTTGTTCAAAAAGATGAGGTTATGACCGACCAGGTAGTTAGATTAGCCACTTCGTTAGGGCTCACAACGTTTAAGAGGTTGAACTCTGCAAACAATTGTTTTTGTGTTACTATTAACGGAGACCATCTAACTAAAATTCCTAACAGAATGGTTAATAAGAAAGCTGCGCATATTGAGCGGTATAACAACACTTATGCTTCTAGGGTCGATATTTATGATGTAGGCGAGCAAGACTATTTTGGGTTTGTGATAGACGGAAACCACCGATTTATTCTAGAAGATGGAATTATCACGCATAATAGTGGTAAGTCCACAGTATTTCGAGAGCTTATGCTTAATATACGAGAGACTGCTAAGAATGAAAAGATCGGCGTCATTTCTCTTGAGGAGGCTCCTGCAGAAACTGCCAGACGCCTTGCTGGGATGAAGCTGAAATTAAACTCAGCAGAAACTGATATACCGATTGAGCAGCTTAAAATTGGGTTTGATTCGGTATTTGGAGATGATAAAATCCTACTACTTGATCACCAGGGTAGCGTCAACGATGACTCACTCTTAGATATGATCGAGTACATGGCCTTGATGAATTGCAGGTATATATTCTTAGACCACATCACGCTGGCAGTGTCAGAGGGTGTAAACGATTTAACTGGCAATGAAGCAATCGACTCCTTGATGTCATCACTTCTTAAGTTGGTTAAACGCCATAATTTTTGGTTAGGAATTATTAGTCATCTTCGTAAGGCACCATCAAGTGGTAAGTCATTTGAGGAAGGGTTGATGCCCAATTTAGACTCAGCAAAAGGTTCTGGCTCTATTAAGCAGATTAGCTTTGGGGTAGTAGGGTTTGCCCGTGATCAAGTAAACCCTGACCCTATAGTTCGAAGTACGATTAACTTTAGTGTATTGAAGAATCGTTACACAGGCTTGACTGGTCCAGTAGCTCCTGCATTCTACAATGCTGCAACAGGAAGACTTCAGCCTGCTGAGCCATCAGCTGAGTTTAAAGTTCTTATTCCTTACGATGCAGATTTAGAAGATGCTGAAGAGCTGGCAATCGAGCAAGTAGCAACATTCCTTGCTATGTATGAAGGTTACAATCTGGAGTAATTATGTGGAAAGTCGATAGTGAAATTAACGGCCTTATTATTCGCCAGCTCAAGCTTGATCTTCTGGTAATAAGAAGTTTCGCACTTAGTACAATAGAAAACTCTGCTGAAGGTGGCGCAATTCAGAATGCAGAACAAACCCTTGAGGTTATCACAAAGTGGTTAGAGAGGATACAGCATGAATGATTTAATTGAAGGCTCTGTGTGGAAGCATCACTCGCATTTAGATAATGCTCCAGCAGCATACACAATAGTTTCTGTAGCACCAATTAAGCTTGGTGGTACATGGCTATCAGAAGAAGTTGTAACATACAAAAGTTCAGTAGGCCTTATTTACCACAGATTAGAGGAAAATTTCCGTGCCAGCTTTACCCGAGTCTAGCTTCACACTATTTACACAATTGTCAGCATTTGTTAGAGAGCCCTGGAGGAAACCCCAAAGCAGAATTAGTGGTACTGTTGAAGAAGTAGTTGAATATGTCCTAGAAAACCCTGGATCTACTACTAGTGATATTGCAGACTACTTTAAGATAAGCGGGTACAGTGCGTATACTCATCTGCATGTGGCTATAAACGATGGGCGCATTAAGAAGGTAGGAACTAAGCCTCTTAAGTATTACGCTCCTGATGTAGCTGTTGATGGGGTTCACTCAAAATATTAATTAGTAGCTAAGGGTGTAATAGCCGCAGTGCTTAAGAGCGGCTTCACCTAAGGAGATTAAAATGGTACAATGTAAGAATTGTAAGCACTATGAGACTATGGTACCAGAACACTGGTCAGGCTCATGTAGTATTACTCTGCCAAGATGGGTGATCGTTAGTATAGCAAGTAATATGAATGGCTACACCCACGTGCGTGCTGATGATAGCTGTGATCTTGGTGAGGAGCGCAAGTGATTACAAAGTTAGATTTTATGGCGGTATGGCTTGTCATAACACTTGTTTTCGTGTTGCAAGGCGAGCCTAATATTTGGGACGCAGCACAGGCTAGGATTATCAGGGAATTACAGAAATGACCATTATTCAAGAACTAATTGCAATTATCGAGACCAAGAA